TTAATATACAAATCGAAAAGAATCAGCCTCTCCGGCGAACCCGCCCTGTATGCCGGACATAAGGCCGAGGCCGTTGACTTTATCTCCTTCAAAGGCCTTAAAAATACCTGCCACTCCTTCCGTCAGAGTCCCCGCCGAACCAATGGCTTTCCCGATGTTTTCATCAACATTCATAAATGCCCCGCCGATCTGGCCTGCATACCTGGCAACATCAGATAAAGTATGGCTGAAGGTATAAGCGTTCCGGCTCATTTTTTCGGTATCCGATGCCATCTTCGGCCTGGACCCGCCCTCCATCTACCGCCGCAGCCGCGATTTTATAAGAACGACGCGCCGCAAGCGTCGCGCGAAACCGGCGGATTCAAGAGGCAGCCTACATATCGTCCACGGTGAATAACAAAATGGATTCAGGAAATGATTCTGCACAGTCTTTGTCTTCAACGGGATACTTGGTGCATATTATTATTTGAGCCGGTAACCTATTTTGCCGCCATTTCTATCCGGATTTCAAAAAGCGCCATCATTGCCCTTGAAAACCGGTTTTCACTATTTTTTAACAAACAATTCATAACCGCCTATTGTAATGTCAATATATTCCCTTTATAATCCCATCAAGGGGAAGAGGATTTTCTAATCGTGTTTAATATGCAGCGACAGGAGAGTGTATGTATAATACAGAAAAATTTAAAATAGTTTTTCCGGACTATTGCTGTAAATGTTTAAAACCATCACCTGACAAAAAACTTTATATAATGGGTGGGAGAGGGGATTATCATCAAAATGTTAGTTGGACAACAAAAGTCCCTTTATGCAAAAATTGCTATGATCCTTATAAAGTTAAAGTCAAGTCTCTTCTTATCTTTACTCTTTCCCTTGTTGTATTGATGGCTAGTCCATATTTGATATTTAAATATTTTTTGCCAAATACAGAAGAATCCTATCTGGCTCCAATTTATATCATACTGATCGGAGATGAGACAAATAGAGGGCAAAGTTGAGACAAATAGGCATGAGAAAAAAGCAAAAAGGGCGGGTTTTGAGGGATATTTTACGCGCAAAACAGCGAAAAATCACGCCATATTCAGCAGGATTTCCAATAAAATAAGTATTTTTATTGACAGAAAACACCCAAAAACCGCCCCGATTCCCCGGATTATTCCACTTCGCGAGAAAGGATAATTTACACAAGAAAAACCGCCCCGATTTTCCCGCCGGATTTTCTATGATCATTTAACAGAAACACAAATTACTTTTTCTGCGCTTTTTCGATTTCCTCCTGGGCGATTTTGCGGAACTTGAAGGGGTCGGCGATAAACGGGATTACATTATTAGTGCCGCCGGAGCCGGTTATCCGAATAGAACCAAAAGCGAAGATTTTTCCTAAAACATTCTGATCCACAGAGATCGCCTCGGCCTTGGATAATAGTAATTCTATTGTTTTCGTCGAGATGATGCCGCGCTTGGAAATTATACGCTTTGTGGTGACGGCGAATTCCGCGGTTTTAAGAAAAAGATACATATATAACTCACTAACCACCCCGCAAGCGATAACGAAATATCCCGCGATTTTTAAACTATCAGATGCTTCTTCCCCCTCCATGATGATTCCGATATAGAGAAGAAGGAGCCCAACAAAAACCACAAGAAAAGCATTGGCATACATAATCCAATGCAATCTTGCTTCATAGATGACCTTCTCGCCAGTGCTTAAATTTTGATCTACATACTTACCCATAATTACCCTCCCTCCATTTTGGTTAACAAATAAGCGCGGACTTGCAATGTTTGCATTTCTTTGCCTCTGATTTAATGATCTCTGCGCAGAACGGGCATTTTCTCTCTCCCTCTTTTATTATCTCGCGTTTTGTCAATATGTATTTTTTCAGTTTTTCTGCGGCAATATTTGCAAGACTTCTACTCGCCATTCCAGAATATTTAAAGAGTGCATTTTCTTGCATCCCCTTTTCATTTTGCCAGTCTATTAGGATGAAATATTCTTCGGCGGTGGTTTTCTTTTTCGCAGCGAGCGAAAAGATTCCAAGTGTAAGCATACGGGTGGCTGTAATACGACTCTGAATTTGTGAATGGTCTTCGACATAAATTGCATTAATCCGATCGCGCGGAATCCGCCCGAATTCGACCGCCTGTTGTGTAAAAAAGAGAAGATCGCGTTCTGTAACCATACACTCAGTTAGCCCCGAACCACCAGAACCCAGTCCCGATATATAATGTCCAATATCAAAATGATCCAAGGCGTTAATTTCTCTTCTTTTTTGTTTTCGCATTACATAACCAGCCAGAATAAAAAGGATCACAAAAACGATTATAAAAATCAGCCACCCCATAAATCCCATCATTCCTCCTTCTTTGTTTTTATGCGGTTTAATTTATGATATAGGGCGATGATCTGTTCATCTTTCAAGTCCAATGAGCTATCCACATTATAATATTTTTTCAAGAAAGCACGATATTCTTCTTCGGTCCATTTCAATTCGTTTTTGTAAATCACATGAATATTTTGGATATATTTCTTAATGAAGCTTGTTTTGTTTCTACTATGCAATCCCTTACTGTTAATTATACCAAGCTTCTTCTGGAAGTATCTAACGGCTTCCGGATAAAATATTTCCGGCAATTCTCTGTATGATGGAACCCTAAATTTTTTATAAAAAGCATTCCAGATTCCCTTCCAATGAGGTCGTGGATAATAGTGTGCAAGTTCGCCGGCAGCTACTATTTTATTCACATAATCCTTTAGCTCTACTGCTTGCGCTGGTGTTATTGATCCTTCGGGCAATGAATGTACTATCCGGTTTATTTTTTTCTCATACCTATCACCTATTTGGACATTAGATTGATTAAGTGGGCCGGAAAAGGCGACGACGTTTCCCCCGGATATATTACTTTGTTTTATGGATGACTTTGATTTTTTTTCTTCTTTTGCAAGCAACCAATTCAGATCAATCTCATAAATATCAGCCAATCCCTTCAGTAATGCACTGGAAGGGTCCATTTTGCCGTTTTCGACATTTGAATAATAGCCTTGCGAGATATTCAAGGAATCAGCAAATTCCTTCTGATTTTTACCTTTACTCAGGCGGATTTTACGAATTTTTTTGCCGATGGAAGGATCAGGCTTCATTTTATCACCTTTTATCTCAAATAAAATACTTTTTTGTGATTATTCCTTGCATTTATCTCAATCGAGATATATATTATGGAATAGGGAAACAAATTTTAACGTGGGGGAATTCCAATGGACACCGATTTTCGGAAAAACAATCAAGCGATAAAGGCGACGGAGACGCTTTTCCATACGACCCTCCTTATAGAGAAAAACAAAAAACTGGACAGGCTCTCTCTGAGTTTGTCCGCCTCGGGGAGGCTGTTCAATTCCCCCCTGAACGCCTCCCTTTTTATTAAAACAGTCACCACCGCAGGACCGCAACGGGGAATAGTACCGCCCCAAAGCAACCCTGCTCGAACGGCGCGCCCCGGTTTCACTACCCCAAAGGGGCGCGTCAATTATATTATAAGGCTTTTTCTCTCAAAAACCACTTCCGTAATCAATGAAGTCTGGAATGCGGCGCGAGAAGCCGCTTCCATTTTCGCGGGGGATTTGGAATATGCCATTAAAACAAGAACTTTATGAGACCCTTCGGCGTTCGCCGCTGAAAGTCAGCGCCATTGCCGACAAGATGGGCGCCGGGGAGAGCCACCTTTATAAATCCACGACGCCTGACAGCGGGGTCAATTTTCCTCTCGAATGGCTGATCCCATTGATGAACATAACAAAAGATTACCGCGTTCTGGAATATATCAACAGCCTTTGCGGTTTCGCCGCTTACAAGATACCGACCGGCGGACTCAAGAAGGGATTGGTCAGCGTCGCGGAGCTCCAGAAGCTGCTCGGCGAACTGCAAACGCGGCTTTATTATTTCTACGACCATCTGAACGACGCCGAGAAACAGGCGATAGACGTCCAGCCGATAATCAAGCTCATAAAAGACGCGATCAAGGCATTAGCCGCGCAGAAGGCGAACGTAGAGAAATACGCCTACGGACAGACGGACCTGTTCGACGACGGAGGCGGGGAATGAGCGAAATCAGGATAACCCTCACGGAGCTGCAGAATCCCCGGAAGCCGGGACCGAAGCCGGGAGACAAGAATTATCACCCGGCGGCAGACAGCAAGGCCAACAGGTGCCCCGCGTGGTATTGCGACAGATACGTGCCAGCCGACGGCGGGGGATACAGATTCGTTGACGACAGGCTCGTGCGGTTATGCGACGAGTGCCTTTTAAAATATGACCAAAAACAGGATGGCAGATGATTGAAATAAAAGAGAACGAATTAATCGTCTGCTCGGATCTAGATTGCAATAATCAAATAAAAAAACGTGACGATTTATATTTCGTCCAAGACAAGACCAAGGGTTACGGGCGCGGGATATGCGCGGATTGCTGGATGAAGCAAATGCGCGCCTTGGAGCATAAATTCGAAGCTAAAAAAACAGGAGGGAAAGAAATGTGCGCACCAGCAACAATAAAAGAACCGGTCTGCGAAGAGCCGGGATGCGGCCTGCCGATCGCGGCTGATTCGGTATTCTATTTAGTGCCCGATGCTAATGGAATCGGTCAGGTGATCTGCGCGAACTGCCGGATGAAGATGATGGCTTTTCTGGAAGATGAATTCAGCCGGAAACGGAAGGCGCGGGACGAAGCGGAAAAGAAACTTCATGAATGCGTGGCAGCCCTCTCGCGCGTGACCTGCGCGCAGAAGGGGACGGCGTAATGACAAAATTAAGGCGGCTGATACGGAGGGCCGGGTTCTTTCTCACCATGACCGCTCTTTGCAGCTCTCCGTTTGCCGCCCTTTATTTTGCCGAGCGGGGCTGCCGGAATCTGCAACGCCGGTTGGACGTCTGCGAGGCGAAGCTATTGGACCAGAAGATGACCGGCGGGATCGCCGGATACAAGATCAATAAGATATCCAAACGGTTGGACGCCTTTTCGTATTCCTATTCGCCGGCACTCGAGGCGATGATCGGGATATTCCTCGCGGATAACGCGATACGCAAGCAGCGGTTCTTCGAGACTGCGGAACTCTACGCAGCCATTTTTCCTGACAACCCTTTCGATGTGACCAAGGCATGGCGGTACCTGACGCGCGAGGGAATCTTGAAGGAGGTGAAGAGATGAAATATGAAAAAATAGCCAACGGGAGAAAAACGTCGATTATCAAAGGCGCAGCGGCATTCAAAATATCAGATATCAAACAATGCGGCAATCCATTTTGCAAGGAGAAAGTTAAATATATTATCTACCGGACGGAAAGATATACCTCCGGGGATACGCCGGAATTGAAACCGGAGCACATGTTTTCCTGCGGGAAACATCTGAACAAAGTTCTCGAAGGAAGGGAGAACGCATGGTACTTGAACCAGATTTCTCTTTGCGGATTAGAGATGCTCTGCGTGGAGAATGAACGATGATTTTACAGAAAAACAGGAGGGAATAATAATGGTTGAAAAAACAGATAATAAGGGAACGGGGAATTACGACAGGGAAAAACTTATTGAAGAGATCAAACCCCTGATTACAAAATGCGCTTTGAGCAGAAAATTTGTGCAAGAAAATCTGAATAAACTGAAGAAGATTTACGAGGTAGATAAAGACCCTGAAATCATGGAAACAATAGAAGACACCGAGGATTGGCTAAAGATGACCGAAGGAACTCCGGAAATGGAAGATTTCCATGCCGGCAAAGAATCTCTCGGCGGAAATTAGGAGGAAAACATGAAAAAAGGAACGGAGCAAGTTATTGAAAACCTTAGCCTTGCCAACCAGCCTGAGGCTATAGAGACACTTAAAAATAAAATCAGCATCGAACACGAGACAACGAAAATACTCAACGGCGAATCTTACGATCCCCTTCGAAACGAAGAAGAAATAAATTTTTTCCAGACACAGCATGTGATGAGCGGGATGGAGATAGGGAAAAGGATTTACCTTGCAAAACTTAACGAAGAGCATGGCAATTTCTATAAAATGCTGGAAAGGAGAAATATTCTTCCTCGCCAGGCCCAGCGATATATGGCCATTTACCTGAAGTTTTCAAATGCGTCATTGATGACGCATTTGGGGACCACAAAGATGATCGCCGCCCTAAGCATACCGGACGAAGAAATAGAAAAACTTGAAGATGAAGGTTATTTGATAGGCATTCCAAAAGATCAGTTAAGGATTTTATCGGTAAGGGAATTCCAGGCCGAGATCAAGAAATGGAAGAAGCGCACGGAGAACGTCGAGAAACAAAACACCGAGAAAGACGAGAAGATCGCGAAGCTTGAGAAGCAGCTCGCGGATATCTTTAATCCTTATACCGATGACCTTGAAAAAGAGGTGGAGAAGAAATGCCACGACCTGTTTCTGCAGGTGAAGGCAAAGCTGCTCTACGTGCGCAACATCGCGGACCAGATTTACGAACACCCCGAACTCTTCACGGAAGCCAGCCGGATGCAGGTGGTCGGTTTCACCGATCTGATCCTGCACGTCGCCGCGGAATTCAGGGAAGACATTTACAAACACGCTCTGAGCGAGGTCGGGGAAGGAATCCCATGCGTCGAGCGCCTGCGTTGCACGCCGATACAAGGGAACTGGAATCCGGACCTGGTTCCGGAGGCTCACGATATCGAGCCTGCGCCGGACAAACCGTTTACGAACAAGGAAAATTGAGGAAGCCGAAATGCCGCGGGTATCTGAAGAAACAGCGTTAAATTTCGCCAGGGATTATGCGCAGAAAGAACATGGCGGGAGAAGGTCTTTCGCCGAGAAATGGGCAAACGACAAGAAGATATCCGCGGCCACGGCCTACCGAATCCTGAAGACGCAGGGCGTTCTCGCGAAGAAGAAGAAGCGCGCCGGAGCGGGCGCGCGCATGCTCAACCGCGAGCAGATAGAGAATATCGCCTCGATCAAGGAATCCTCCCGCCGGAGGACGGGGACGGTTACGATGCCGGCGGAAGTGGCGCTGGAGATCGCCGGGCTGAACGGGCAGGAAGCGAACATTTCATCGGCCTACCTCTCACGGCTTTTGCGGGAGAACAAGATGGACAGCCGGACGCTCGGCAAAGCGAATCCGACAGGCAAGGTTTCATCCATGCCGCTGGAACGCAGGAGCGGCTATCCGCTGGAATGGCTGATGGCCGACGTCTCGGTCTGTTTGCAATACCGGTTCGGCAAGAAGGGGGATCTCACCTTCGAGCCGATGAACCGCTATTACGGCAAGGATTTGAAAAATTATGCAGGCAAGAAGCGGGCACTGTTCCGATACGCGGCGGTGGATCATTTCACCAGGAATTTATTCATACATTATTATTACGCGGCAGGGGAAAACGCGGACGACTGGGTTGATTTTCTCCTGCGCTGCTTTTTCAAGAAATCATCAGCGGACCAGTTCCCGTTCATGGGGGTTCCGCAAAATATATATTCCGACAAAGGCTCCGGGCTGAACAATGCAACCGCAAAGGGATTTCTGGAAGCCCTCGAGGTAAATTACGCGACACACATGCCGGGCAACCCACGCGGCAAGGGGGCCGTCGAGGTGGGACACCGGCTATGGCAGAACTATTTCGAGAGCAGGCTTGCAATCGAACCGGCTAAATCCCTCGAAGACCTGAACCGCCGGAAGGATATCCTGATCGCGGAATTCAACGCGGTGAAGGTCCACCGGACTTCCGGGCGGACGCGGTTCGAGATGTGGACGGACGGAATCGCCCTGATCCCCGAAGGCAAATTCCGCGTCCTGCCGGAGAACAAGATGGATTTGATCCGCGCGCTCGCGCACAGGAAGCCGGAGGATCGCAAGGTCAACGGCCTCGGAATGATCTCTTACGACGGGCGGGAATACCGGGTCGGCGAGGCATCGTTGAAAAACGAAACGGTTGATTGTTACCCGTCGCCCTACCACCAGGACGACGTCCTTATTGTCCTCTGGCAGAACGAGAAATACGAAGCGGCGAGAATCGAGCGGGATGAATTCGGCTTCGCCTCGGACGCGGTCCCGTTCGGCGAATGGAAGCGGGCGAAGGACGCGGCGGCGGACAGGAATTTGAAGACATTGAACGCGATAGACCATACCGGCATGAGGGCTTTCCCCGATATGCCAAGCGAGATACAGAAGATAACCGCGATCTCGGCGAGGCTGCCGAAGCAGGAAATAACCTTACCGAACGAGACGACATACGTTTCCGAGACGGCGGCGCGGGAATATTTACGCCGCGAGATCGGGCCAAAGAATTTCAAGATTTTTATAGTCGAGATAGACGCGATGGTCAAGCGCGGGATAAAGCGCGAAGACCTCGAAGCGAAGAAGATGTCTTTCCTCCGAAGGGCGGGGGAAAAACAGGCATAAATCCGGACGGCTGGAAAGCCGCTCACCTTTAAGAAAGGAGGATTCCGGATGAGCAAGATAATCGAGAAGTTAGGCAAGAAATACAGGCACAGGCGGATACGGCGCATGGCATTCGCGAAATTCAAGCCGATGCTCGAACGCTGGGGCTTGGGTGACGGCTCGGAATGCGGCGAGCAGGGCGAAGGGGCACTGGATACGCAGGAACTGAACGAACGGGAACGGATGCGCCGAAAACTCAAGAAAACTCAATTGGAACAATGCGCCGAAGCCAAACGGGAGATGCGCCTGCGCCGCATACAGAGACGGGAGGGGAGATGGCCGCAATCCCTCTGAAGAAAACCTTAGACGACTGGCGCAAGATTTCCGGATATTCGCAGGCGGGGATCGCCCGGGAACTGAACCTGAACCAGGGGACTTTCAGCCAGATACTTAATTACGGCCGGTATCCGAAAAAAATATCAATCCTGCATTTCCAGGAATTCATTCTGAAGAAACTCACCGATCTCGGCGTTCCGGTTGCGGAGCCGCCGGAGCGGAATTTTCAGGAGAAGGAAACCGACGGCAAACCGCGCTGGCCGCTCGCGAAATGGCTCTGCTATGACGCGAAGATATCACAGGGGCGGCTCTCCGCTGAATGCGGGATCTCGCAGCCGGCGGTCGCTCAATACCTGCGCGGATGGCTGCCGGAAAACCGCCAGTCCATGTCATACGAAAAATTCCAGCAGGTGATTATCCTGCTGCTGGGCCAATATTACAGCGCGCCGGTTCTGGACGATCTCTGGAAACCGATGGCCGCGGATGAATTCAAAATATTCAGACAAAAAACAAGAGAAAAAGAGGTTAACAGAATGCTTACACAGGAAGCACTCAGGCACTATAAATTTAACCGCAATCCGTTTGCGGTGGACGAATCTTTGAAAACCGAAGAGATGTTTTTCGGGGAAAAGCACAGGGAAATACTCGACCGGCTGCTGCAGGCGGCGCAGGGACGCAAGTTCTTCATCCTGTCCGGCGAGACCGGGGCGGGAAAAACCTTGCTTCAGAAGAAAGCCAGGAATCTTCTTTGGCGGATACCGCTCGAGGACAAAGACAGGGTTTTCAGCCTGGAAGAACTCGAAGAACTGCCCCGGATTTCCGCGGACAAGAGGGCATACCTGATCGTCGAACCGGAGAACATAATGGCGCAATCGGCCGCAGCGAACAATTTCCTGAACCTGCTTCTGCTGGAATTAGGCGTCGGGAACCTGCGCCAGGACGGACTTGAAAAAGCCATGATCCTGAAAAAAGCCCTCTCGAGCAAAAAACAGGCCGTAATCCTCTGGATCGACGAAGGCAACCAGATGAATCCGGGGACGCTGCAATCCCTCAAAGCCTTTTTCGAACTGGAAGACCGGGAGACGGACAAGCGGCTGCTTACGGTGATCGTCGCCGGCCAGCCGGTGGGGCTGGAAGATAAAATCCAATTCCTGCCGACACTCCAGGAGGTGGGTTTACGGGCGACGCAGGATTGCCTGAAGCCGCTCGAAAAGACCGACGCGGAGAATTTCATCGCAAGCAGGCTGGCGCTCGTCGGCCGGAAACCGAACGATATATTCACCGACGAAGCTTTGAGCGCCATCCTCGATATGGCGGACCGCTACGGCGGACGCACGCCGGCGAGGATAAACCGCATCGCGACAGCCGCCCTGCTCTGGAAATATACCTATAACCCGAACGCTTCAGTCGTCGGGCTTCACGAGGTGCTGGCATGATTGAACGAATACATGATCTTTTAGCTGAAGAGGAAGCAAGACAAAGGAAAATAATCGACCTGGCGGTCGGGCATAGATATGGAATCCAGACGATAGCGCGGAGGACGGGAGTCCTGCCGGGAACGGTCTCGACCGTTCTAAAGAAAAACAAAATCGAATTCCACCCGACACTCAAGGAGTGGCGGGTCAGGAAATAACAGGAGGGAAAGATGTGTACTGCAACGCTGAGTAAGGACGTCAAGAAAATCTTTAAGGATGAACAGGCAATCAGGGGAAGCTGCCCTTGTTGCGCGAACGATGAATCTTTTTCCATCGCATATTCGGAAAAAATCTTCAGGGAGCACTGCGAAATTGTGTACTGGACCCTGATTCATTGCGAGACATTACTGCCGATTTTCGAAGAAGATAAAACAAAAATCCGAGAAATCAACAAAAAATTTGATGAAATAATCGGATATATGAGCGATTTATCAATTAAAAAAACGAAAGGAGATTGAAATTTATGAAAGAAAAAGACATCGAGGAAAAATTAAAACGCATGGCTGAGCTGTTGAAACATTTCAAGCCGATTCAAGCTGAGATTGACATGGAGAAGAAGGAATACGCCGATCTTGAGACTGAGCTTATTGGTTTAGCTAAAAATGAAAAATGGCCGGATTCGAGAGCATTCACAAATGGACAGATCAAAATCAATCCCGGCAAAGGCGCTCTTGCGGTTCTTACGGATGCGGAACATGCCGAGCATTCCTTCGATAAGGCCGCGATCATCGCCAGGGATAAACGGTGGACTCGTTTCTATAAACCGGTCTATAAATTGATCAAAAACAGAGTCAAGGAGGAAGCCAAGCCGGAAGAGCTGAAAGTTCTCGGTCTTGAAATCGTGAAGGATGATTCGATCAGCGTGGAGGTATTCTAACAATGTTCGCCGACCAGACCAGCCCGGGACAGACCAGCCTGGACCGGAATCAGCCGGAACAGACGACCCTTGCGCTGCAATCCTGGGGCGCGATTGAGAATGCTCTGTGGGATTATCTGAAAACGCACGCGCGCGGGCGCGGTGCCGCGACCAGCCGCAAAGAATTAGCTTCCGCGTTCGGGCTGGACGTCCGGGTCGTCTCGGCGAAGATAAAAGACCTGATCGAGATTCACGGGAAGCTGATCGGGACGGACAGCGCGGGGGTCTGGATACCGGGAGATGACGAAGAGGCGGCGGCCGCGGCGGAGAATATCCGCCACCGGTTTCTATCTTTGGCAAAACGTTATTGCGCGATCAAGAATATGCGCGAGGACGAATTCAGCGCGCAGATTCCGCTATGGCTGAAAGAACAGGAGGGACATCGTGATTAACTATACGACGGAGCAGCAGGACAGGATCATGAAAGCGCTCTTCGGGCTGTCGTGCCTGATGGATTTCTATATGCCAAAGGCAAAGGTCTTATCGCAAGGCCAGATTCGCGGCCTGACAACGCATCTATGGAAAATCTACGCCGCGGCATCTGACCTGATGCCGGAGGAATCCGTCGTCTCCATTTGCCAGCCGACGGTGCGGAAATTCCGCGAATACTGCGAGATGAACCGGCGGCAGTTCTGGGCGATCTCCTTTCCGGGAACGAGGGAAGCGAGAAAGGCGCTGGGATTATGACCACCGCAAGGATAGAAAAGAATCGCGGGCAGTGGCCCGCTCCCACAGCGCAGAAGAAGGCATACATGAAGCCGGTCGCGGAATGGCAGCGGAAACGGTTCTTTCTGCTTTTGAAGCTGGCCGGTTATGATGTGCGGCACCAGAAAGACCAGGCCTACGCCGATCTCAAGATCACCAGCACGAAGAAGATTTCTTTTTTCGAGATGAATAGGATTCTGGCCGTATTGCAAAAAACGGCGGACAAGATGCAAGGCACAAACCCGGCTGCGAACGCGCCGGAACGAAAGAACTATGCGAGCGCGGATGAACGTTTCGAGGACTGGCGGCGTTTGTTCTTTCCGGAGAATATTCTTGAGTTTGGCTCCAGCCGGGGAGACCGCGTTATCTCAAAAAAACAGCAGGATTTCATTCTGCGGCACGCGATTCTGATATTCAAACAGCCGGATAATTTCCGCAGTTGGCTAACGAACTGGACCGGAGTGGAAATCATAACCACACGCAAAATCGCAACCTCCGCCTGCCGGGGGCTGAACGCGATGGCGGAACGCGACGGACTCGACCCCGCCCCGCCGGCAGGATCGAGAAACCGTCCGGACTGGGAACAGAGGCAGCAGATAAAGAATATAAACAAACAGGAGGGATGAAAATGGCAAAATTCGAAGCGAATATCATAATTATAGGAAGAAAAAAAGTTGTTTGCGAAGCTGAAAATGCTAATGCCGCAAATGAAATATTTATGAAAATGGCCACTGAATATGATGATCTACTGCCCGGTAATCCGGATATTGATGATTTTGAATTTGAACCCGTGGAACATGCAGATACACAAGAGGTGCCGGAATGATCATCATCGTTAAATCCCATTGGACGGTCAATGCAGGGAAGCTGGCGCTGGCGATCCTTGCCGCCGCCGTGATCTTCACCGCCCTGGCGGGGAGGTGGCCGGCCAGCCGGTTTTTGTGATTGCGACAATGGGAATAATTTTTAAAACAGGAATTGAGCCAATTTCAATAATGCCGGAGGTAAAGAAATGACAGACGAACAATTCAAGAAACTGATTGAGCGGTTCAATGAAGCGGAGATGGAACTCCAGGGGACTAAAGGCGCCGAATACCGCAATTCGGATGACGTCCTCGCGAACTTCAAACGCCTCGGCGTGGCGCTCAAAATCCATCCGGCTGTCGTCTGTATGATATACCTCCAGAAACACATGGATTCGATTATAACTTTCACTGCTAACGGGATGGATGAATCGAAACTGGCGGAGCCGATTGACGGACGGATTCAGGACGCGCGGAATTACCTGATGCTCCTCGCGGGGATATTCGAGGAGGCAAGAAACCGGTTCGCTCTTGACCAAGCAAGTATCCGCGGAAAGGGGTGATCTATGTTTAAGAAGAAATGCCCCAAACGCCCCTGCCCGTCTCATTTGGAAATTAGCAAGTTTAATGGCCGGTTATTTCGCGTAACTTGTGATCTCTGTGAAAGTACTGAAGAGATAAATCTCTTCGCCTGGCTGAAATACAAGATTGATCAATTCTTATCGAGGAGGAAGCCTCTATGAAATGCCCGGACTGCGAATCTGGCGTTTATTGCGATATATGCCACGGTTCAAGGAAGATTCCCTTTTATTATTGGCTGGCTTATAAAGCCTATAATTTCTCTATTAAAAATTTCAAAAACAAAATGAGATTGAAAATCCATCACCTGATCGAATGGCTAAAGGATAATTCATGAGCGAGAAAGCAAGATATCGTAATATATATCTCCGCGCGCTGGATGCCTGGGGCAAGGAAGCGCAAGTTATGATGGCTATTGAGGAAATGGCCGAACTGACGAAAGAACTTGTAAAGGATTTCCGCGGTAAAGCTTCGACCGATCATATCTGCCAGGAGATCGCCGATGCCTATATCATGCTCAATCAGCTCTCGGAATATTACGGCAAAGACAGAGTCAGGATATGGATCAGGCATAAGATAGTAAGACTCGATGAATTATTGAAGGAATCTGAAAAATGATTATTTATACGATTCATATTCATTGGGTGATCATCGGCGGTTTTTCCGGGAATGAAAAAACATCCGCGGAAATAAAAGAATCGGCTGAAGATATCTCCGAATTTATGAACGCGAGGGGTATTCCGGTTTCCCAAAAGGATAATCTCGGCCTGGAAAATCCGCTCAAGCAATTCCCTGCAGGACTGAATCTATGAAAAGGCAAAAGGCGGCTGGCCGCCCAAGGGGGCTGAAGATTGGATGAACGGCGAACTCACATTGATCTTTTCAGCGGGATCGGGGGCTTTGCCCTCGCCGCGAAGTGGAACGGGCTTGAAACCGTCTGCTTCTGCGAGATCGATCCCGAATGCCGGACCTTCCTCGAACGGACATGGCCCGGGATCCCCGTCCACGAAGACGTCAAAATCTTCCCCGCTTCCGATTACCGCGGGGCTTTCCTGCTCACCGCCGGAGTCCCCTGCCAGCCTGTTTCCTGCGCCGGCAAAAGACGAGGAGCGGAAGATGACCGCTGGCTCTGGCCGGAGGCTATACGAATCGTTTCCGAAGCCTGGCCGTATTGGGTCATTTTTGAAAATCCTCCTGGAATCCGAACGCTGGGCCTCGACGGAATTCTCTCTGAAATGGAAACCCTCGGCTACGCCCCGGTCGTCCTCGATATACCGGCTTGCGCGGTCGGGTCCACGCAAGAAAGGCGGAGAATATATCTTGTGGCCAACTCCGACGGCAACAGATATTCACGGCGCAAAATGCGGAAAAACCTATTTGAAGAAAAGAAATCATCGGGGAATCCGATTGAATCATTTTTGTTTCCTGATTGGCCGCCTGGACCTTTCGCACAGCGCGGAATTCCGGAGATGCCTGATGGGGTATCCGAAAAACTACTTCCGCTTGTGGCCGCGCTCGGCAACGCAATCGTCCCGCAGGTCGCCGCGGAGATCATCCGGGCAATTATCATCTCCGAGGAAGGGCTGAGGAATGAAGACTAAGGAAAGGCGGCTGGCCGCATGACGCGCGAGGAATATATAAAAGAAGTCAAGGCGGCGTATTTGGACGCGCGGGACAGCGTTTTCAGATATGACCCGGTGCGGCGGCGGCCGCTGAAGACCGATATGGATGCGATCTCGAAGGCGGCGGATATGAAAATCCCCTGCGGGTTGATCCTGAAAGTCATAAAAGAGGAAGCGCCCAAATATAAGGCCCGCTATCCGGCGCAGAAGGTCATCCCGGCGTTCGCTTACTTCCTCGCGATCGCCGAGGCGCAGAACCGAAAAGCCCCGCTCGATCCGGCGGGCATCCGAAAAGACAAAAAGACTCTTGATGATGAATTTATCGCCATATTAAAAACGAATATCGAACTTCTGCGCGGGGTTTTCACCGTGCCGCAGGAAGGCCGCTTTGCGCTGAACGAGGCGGCGTCCGCGCTGGAAGGTTTTATAATGGAGGCTGACAGGCGGCGGGCCGCCGGCGCCAAGTGGGTGGAATGGCTTTATGAGCTGGTTGTCGAACAGGAGCAGGACTTCCACCGAGCCGCGCGCGAAGGGATTGAATCCTGCGTTGACAAGATCATCTGGCTCCGCCACGCGGCGGACGCGAGGATGCGCCTCGAAAGACGCAACGGCGAGATAACCTTCTGGGAGGTCACCTCCGAGGCGTTCCGCTTCCTCGGAATCCCGGTGAACTGGACGGAGGCGCAGAAATGATCTGCGGCAGGCCAACCTGCGGAGGAAAACTCCGGATATATGAAACCTTAGAAATTCCGCTTCCGAACCTGCGCCACCATCGCGCCGTTTGCCAGAAGTGCGGCAAAAAATGGCTGCTTGAAACGAAGATCCGCCGCGAAGTTAGAAGGTCCAAAAAAGCAAAACCCTAATATTAGGGTGTTATTTTTCCTCCCCCCTGTTTTATGCGCAAATAAATCCCCATTATTAAAGCGTGAAGAGAAAATATATCAAACGATCATCACCGGAAAATCTTATGAATAAGTAATTATGCCCAAGTTAAACACGCTTTCCGACCGGTTCAGGGTGCTGTATGCCGCCGAGGGGCGGGACGTGCGGGAATGCTATGACGCATTGAAAGCGGAAGGTTTCGAACCCGGTTTATGGATGTCTTTCAAGGGCCGCTATTGCAAACTGCCGGACAAGAAGGAATTGGACGCGCAGCACCGGATTTCAAAGTCCATACGTGAGTCTATCGAGAATATCCAGCCCGCGATACTCGATATGGTTCTGACGGTTTTCCTGCGCCTGCGGCTGCAATACGAGGAGAAGAAAACCCTCTCCTTCGAAGATGTCCGCGATTTCGTGAAACTCGCTGGCGATATCCTTACCCTCTCGCCACAGCATCCGAAATATTCGACCACGCAGAAGAATATCAATCTCAACGCGAATACGGATCTGAGCGCCAATCTCTACGCGGAAATTTTCTATCGGGCGATCAGGAAGGTTCCGGAGGCGAGGAGGATTTTCGAGGATTCGCAAATCAATGAAAAATTTCTGACCGAAATACAGAAGATAACCGAGCAGGTCAGGAAGGGACAACTGCTCCTTGAATCCGCGCCGAAGGCGGCGCATATCGAGGCGAACGATGCGTAAGAAAAACCAGACCGAAGACCAGAAGTTTCTGGCCGATCTCTCGCCCGATATCTGGAAACGGCTGGAAGACATCGCCGAGCCGGAAAGAATCCCGAAATACGACGGGACTTTCGAAGGCAAGGATTACCGCGGGCACGGAGAGCATTTCATGGAATTCACAGAAGACCGTCTCTATGCCCCGGAGCGCGAGACGAACGAATACAAACCGTTCCGCTTCGCGAAATGGCAACTCCCGATCGTTGAGAAAGCGTTCAGCGTCGTCAAAGGCGCGCTGAAATATATTACGGTCATGTTCACATGGCCGAGACGCCATGGCAAGACGCAGATATTTTCTTATTACGATATTTACCGCTCAGCCAATTATAAGAATCAACGGATAAACATCGGGTCGAACTCGGCGACGCAATCCGAGGAGACGGCCTATTTTTGGGTGGTCACCACGCTGCTCAATTCGCCCGATTTCAAAAAACGGGTCGAGGCCGGATATATCCAGATCAACAAGGAACGGATACTCTTTCACGAGACCGGCTCGCGGATTTTGCGCGTCACCTCGAACGCCGCGAGCGCATACGGGCAGCGGATATCCGTCGCGCACCTGACCGAACTCCATGAAGCGAAGGACCGCAGCCTTTATGACGCCCTCGCCGGCAGCGTGGGCGACTCGAAGGACGGCGTGGTGCTGGCGGATTCCACCCTCGGAGCGGCTGACAATATTGTATGGGAGCTCGCCTGCCTCTTCGAGGACGGCGGGGATGACAGTCTTTACGTTTCCTATCTCTCTTACGACGATCTTTCGGATGCTCTTAAAAATTCGCCGGAATGGATAAGCCGGGCGTGGCTTCGGTCCCGCTCCGCTCAAAGCCTCCCCGGAGAATTCAGGAAATTCCATCTTAACAAGCCGGCCGGAAAATCCGACCCGATGTTCACCCGCGAGGAATGGCAGGCCTGTATCCTGCCGAATTGCCGGGCCCCTCTTTCGCCGGAATACGTCAAGAAAAACATCGCCCCGCGGATGCTGGGCGAACGGTTGATCTTCGGCGTGGGGCTGGACCGCGCGCAGAGCTATTCCAAGAATCCGGACAGGACGGTCCTGACGCTTACGGCGAAGGGATTCCTTAAAAACAAGTATTACAAAAAAACCGAGAAGACGATCACGGACGCTTACGGCGACGAGAAGGAAACCGAGGAGGACAACACCGAATACTGGGTTATCGACAGCGTGGAGATGCCGCGCGTGAACGATGCGGAGATAAAAAGACACTTAAGCTTGTGGCGCGCGAAATACCATCCGAGCGCGTATGCCTTCGAGCGGTACGAGACGGACGACCTCGCCCGAACATGCGAGCGCAACGGCCTGCCGGTGGAGGCGGTTTCCCCGAACGCCCTGACGCAAAGGGACGCCTTCGACATGGTTTACCGCGCGGTGGCGCAGGGGCGATGCTGGATACCGGATTCCCTCTGGCTGCTTATTTACGAGGGTTATTCTTTCACCGTGGATTACTCCGGCGTTCAGCCGCACTTCGGGCTTAAAAGCTCTATCAAGGCCACCGTCACGATAAACGGCGTAAAACAAAAGGTCTTCCTGAAGGACGACGCGATGAAAAGTTTCGCCTGGTCGGTCTGGGGCATGCGCGAGAAAGACGCCCCGCCCGCGAGATGGGCGGACCTACAAGCCGCGATGCCGCAGGGACGCGAAGAGAACGAAAGACTAATGAATTCTTATGAGATAAATTTTTAAATGCCTGGAATTATTTCAAATTTTTTCAATCGGAACGACACCGCGAAGAAAGCGGCGGCGGCGAAACCTATTACGAAAGAGTCCGGTTTCTCCGGAGAGACCTATCTGAATTATCCGGCCGAGGCTGAATACCTGCCGGAACTGCAGGGCGACCGGGGTATCGAGACATACGACAAGATGCGCCGTTCGGACGGCACGGTGAACGCCAGCCTGATGGCCGTGAAACTCCCTCTTCTGATGGCAAGTTGGCGCGTGGAACCGGCGAGCGAGAAGCGGGCCGACAGGAAGGTTGCGGAGTTTATCGAGCGGAATCTTTTTCATAATGCCAAAGACTGGCAGTTGACGCTGGAAGAAATCCTGACCGCGCTCGATTTCGGTTTCTCCGTCTTCGAGCCGGTCTTCGAACAGACCGAAGAAGGGATCACTCTTTCGAAGCTCGCCTTCCGGCCGCAACGGACGATCACGAAATGGGTCTGCGACGCGAACGGCGAATTGACCGGCATCGAGCAGACCGCGATGGTCGGCGGCGTGTCAAAAAAAATCACGATACCCATCGAACAGGCTGTTATTTTTTCCAACAAGAAAGAAGGCAAGAACTGGCAGGGGGTTTCGATCCTGCGCACGGCATACAAGGCCTGGTATTTCAAGACGCGTCTGGAAACGCTTGGGATGATCTCCGCGGACAGGTTCGCGCTCGGCATCCCGGTTATTACGCTACAGGAGGGTTTCTCGGAAGAAGACCTGAAGCGGGCAAAGGAGACGGGAGCGAATATGCGGGCGAACGAAAAAGCCTATGCCGTTCTTCCTCCGGGCGCGGACATGAAAATTTTGACCACCGCGAACGCGCGGGCGGATCTGATGCCGGACATCAATTATCACAAGCAGCAGATCAGCGAGAACGTCCTCTCCGGATTCCTGAACCTCGGGACCACCGGCACGGGGAGCTACGCCCTCGCAAGCGAACTCAAGGAATTCTTCCTGCTGTCTTTACGCTCGATCGCAAAGAACATCGAAGGGGTTCTGAATTCGTATCTCGTGCCGAAGCTGCTCGCCTGGAATTACGGCGACGGGATCGAACCGCCAATAATTAAAGCCGAAAAATTGACCAACATAAATATCCAGCAATGGGCGTCCGCAATGAAATTGCTCGCCGACGGCAAATTGATCCAGGCGGACGACGAGCTGGAGCAGTTCGTCCGCAACGTCGCCGGACTGCCGGAGATAGACCTTGCGGCGCGGGAACTGAAACGCGAAGAGGACGCGGCAAAAGAAGAAGCAAGGCAAAAACAGATTGAAGAAAACCTGAAGAACCAGCCGCAGAATCAAAACGATCAAAGCCCCGACGACCAGAACCCGGACGACGATCCGAAGGCGGCCGCAACGCACAGGCACAGACACGGCGCATCCGAGACAAGCGAATTCAATCCGCACCGTGAACTTACGGAATTCGAAAAAAAGGTTGATTTCAAGTTGATCGCCTCGCGGCTGGACAGCGACTCGGCTGGCGCCGGAAAGCTCGTGCTGATGGTCGAAGACACGATGAAGGGACAGATTCTCGATCAGATTTCCGGCCTCACGCCGGAAACGATCAGCTCTCTTGAACTTTCTGACCCGACGAACGAGGGACGGCTTCGCAAAAAAGCGCAAGAAATATATGCCTTCGGGCGCGAACAGGTAATGAAAGAAATCAAAGCAAAATCCTCCGCAGCCAGGGGAGCCGCGCGTAAGAATCCGGCGAAGCTCTTCTCGATAGATGACTGGGTCCGGCTCGCGGCGGTGAAGGTCGCAAATAGATTGAAGACCGCCACCGCAGAGGCGGCGGGGAGCATGTCATGGAACCGGCTCTCGGACGAAGAGAAGAAATCATTTCTCACCGAGCGGCTGGAATCCCTCTCGGACGACGTGATCGCCCTCGAAGGAACATCGCTAATCAATTCCGCTTTTTCATACGGAAGGTTCGACGAGGCGGCGCAACTCCTGGACGCCGGAGAGATAGAAGAGACCTGCACCGGCAGTTCTATTCTGGACGAGAACCTATGCGATGCGTGCAGGGACGACATAGACGGACAGGAATTCACGGTCGGCAGCGGCGAATATTACGACGCGATGCCGCCCTACAGAGATTGCGAAGGCGGGCGGAAATGCCGCTGCGTCTTCGTTTACCGCGGAACCGCCGCGGCTTGAACAGAGGCTTAAAAATGGACGGAAAAATAACAGAGGGGAAAGATACGGGGGCGGGGGCGATCTCGCCGCAGATACCGTTTCGAAACGTTTGTAAACGGATGTTCGGGGATGACCCGAACACCAGAAAAGCGATTTTTTTCTCAAACATCAAGGAATTTTCTTCCGAGAATAAAAGCGAGCATTTTTTGATTGCCCACGCCCTGCCGATAGGCGAATTCGTTCACCCCTGGTGGGGCGACTTCGCGCTCACATTCGAATCCCTCTCAAAGATGGCAGCGGCCGCCGAGCGGTGGCGCGCGAAGGGCGGATTGATAAATCTGAATTTCAACCATGACGACGCCCAGAATGCGGGCGAAATAATAAAACTGGAAATGCGGGAAAACGGCCTCTGGGTCACAGCCAAGCTGACGCCAAACGGCTACAAAAAAATGAAATCCGACGGCTACAAGCGCTTCAGCGCGGAATGGGCGCCGAATTTCAAGGACGAATTCGGAGAAAAATACGGCGACATGTTCTTCGGCGGCGCGCTGACGAACATACCCTATTTCTCCGTCAGCCTCGACGGGCTTTACCTTCTCGAAGACGAAGGTCTTCTCAAGGTCGCCTCGAGGGCAACACAACCACTATTAACGAAGGAGACGAAAAGAATGGACCCTGAAATATTGACGGCTTTGACCGGAGAGGAAAATCCGGAAAAGCAGAAAAAAACAATCGAGGCCTGGAAGGCGGACTCCGAGGCTCTCGTGAAGATGACGGCGGATGCGAAAAACAAGCCCGCCGAAGAGGAAGACAGCAAGAAAACGGCAGCTCTGACCGAGAAGGATAAGAAAATCGCCTCGCTTCAAACCGATCTGAACAAAACGAGCAAAGAGGTCGCGAAGATGCAGCGCGAGAAATTGATCGCGGAGGCATACCGCGCGGGGAAGCTAACCTTCGTTCAAAAAGAAGCTTACGCGAAAGAGGCGGAAAAGAAAAACGAAAACGAACCTGAGAAGATTTTCGCCAAGCCTTTCCAGACGAACGAAGACCTGAAAATCTTCCTTGCGACGGCGCCGAAGGTTATCCCTGACCCTCTGGGAACGGAAACGGATATCGAGGACGAGACCAGCGAAGCCGATCTTCAGAAGGCTTCTGCTGCGGGGATAGATCCCGAAAGCGTGAAGGAAGACCGGAAAATCAAGGCTTACATGGCTGAGCACAAAATGACGGACTACGGCGCGGCTCAGATCGCCGTTGCGAAGGAGAAAAAGGCAAATGGCTAAAAAATTCGAAGAATTCACGACAATTATCTCCGTAACAGCAGGAGAAGAAGTAACAAAGAATTGTTTCGGACAGATTGCCGCCACCGGCAACCCGCCCGTAGCGATTCTGGCCGATGACGGAGAGGGGATGGGAATCTTCCTCGATGACGGCGAAGAAGGGGACGATGTCCGCTTCCTCGTCGGCGGAATGGGAACCGCGATTCGCGGCGGCTCGGCCGTCGTTGCCGGAGACTTGCTCGATTCCGACGCGAGCGCACATGCAACGCCGCTCGAAAGCGGGGTCGGCTCGCGCCGTTATTGCGCGATGAGTTACGGAAACCCCGAAGCGGAAAACGAGGAGTTCCCCGTTTTGTTAACCTTCGGAATTGATTCCGATACAGATATACAGGGAGGATTATAAAATGCCAGGTGTAAATTCAGTCCACATAAATCAAGCCCTCTCGAATTTCGCGGTCGGGATTGTACAGAATACTTCTTTCCCCTCCGATCTTCTGCTTCCGGCGATTCCGGTTCAGAAAGAGAAGGACAGTTTCTTCGTCTTCGGAGACGAGGAACTCCGCCTCGACTATAATCTCGCAAGAGCGGACGGCGCCCCTGCGACGGAAATAGATTTCGGAATCAACGAGGACGAATATTCAACAAAGAATATCGCCGCGAGAAAATTCCTGACAGACAGACAGCTTCGCAACCAGGATCCGATTGTCAGATTAGAGCAGAAAACAGTCAGAAAATTAATGACGATGATTAAGCTCTCTGTCGAGTTTGTAAACCATGCTTTGCTCGATGATACGGACGTTTTCGACGCGTCGACACCGGATACGCTTTGGGACGCGGAAGGCGCGGACATCCTCGGCGACATAGACGCCGCGATTGACGCCTTTATACTCCAGGCCGGCATCGAGCCGAATAAGATCGTAATCCCTCCGCAAATCGCGCGCGTAATGGCAGCGGATGAAACCTTCCTCGAGCTCCAGAAATATACGAAGGGAAACCTGATAGAAGGGAACGGTCTGCCTCCGGTAATCCGGAATATGCAGGTGCTCGTTCCCGGAACCAGAATCGTCACCACCGAGCCGGGGATCGAAACAGTAGTCGGCCGGGTCTGGAAGACAAATAACGTCGGCATCTACTACGTGAATCCGCTTCTCGACGAGGAGACATTCACCGTCGGCGTTCAGTTCCGCGTTCCGATCAGCGGGCTCGATGTGGCAGTCAAAACCTACCGCCTCGAAGACCGCGACGGCGTGATGTATCAGGCCCAGATTCAGACAGGGACGAAAATTCTCACGGAAAAAGCCGGATATATCCTTGAAGCTCTTTTGACGGAAGCATAAAGCGAAAGGAAAAAAAATAATGGGAATTCTGGACAAAAAAGAAATAACACCCGTCCCGGAAATAAAATCGGCCGAAAAAGGAAAGAACCCTAACGGATCTTTAAAGTGGACTGCGAATATAATCTACAAAAAAAAGATCTATAAAAAAGGCGCAGGGGTTCCGGCAAACATCATGAGCGCGGAAATCGCCGGCCTGATCAAGAGAAAACGGGTGAAATAAAACAATGGCGTATTGCGTGCTCGCGGACGTGAAGGCGAAATGCCAGCGGTTGCCGATGGATGCGACATCGAAACCAACCTTGACAGAAGTAACTCAATTCATAGACGACTGCTCCGAGGAGATTGACGGCATCCTGACCACGCTGGGCTACGTCGTTCCGGCCACAGGCACCAAGACGCTTAAACTGCTCAGAAAGATATGCTCGGACGGGGCGGCGTTCTACGCGATGAGCGCCGCCTATTCGGGCGTTTCACCGAACCAATCCGACCAGGGGAAAGATTACGGCCTGAAATATTCCGACGCTCTCCGCGCCTTTCGAAAAGGGGAGATGACTTTGCCGGATGCGCCGGTCACGGCGAACGCGCAGGGGCAGCCGCGAGGCAGCGGCTTTGCCAGCAGCTTCGAGACCGAAGACAGCAATGAGCCGTTCATCACGCGCGACCAGGAGTTTTAGCAGAATGCAGATGATCACAATCCAGTCTCCGGATGAAAATGCGATAGTCCTCGGATTGTCGCGTTTCATGGACGATATCAGTGATTTCCGGAAATTCTTCACGGAACGGCTCGAGCCGATAATGCGCGCGCATTTCTCGGAGGTCTTTGCCACCGAAGGCGAAGCGGGCAAGGCCGGAGCATGGCAGCCGCTGACCGACGCTTATGCGAAACGCAAAGCGAAGAAATATCCCGGCAAGCCGATCCTCGTGGCGACCGGCGAACTGAAAAGCTTTATGACCGACGAGAACCGGTTCGTCAGCCAGGCCAGCGAAACCGAATATACAGTCTATACCCCGAAGATCGGAATCTACCATCAGCGCGGAACCAAGGACGGCAAACTTCCGGCGCGGCCGTTCTTCAGCCTGACCGAAGAGGACATCAAGGCGATCACCAAAAACCTGCACGCCTTCGCCTACGAGACCTGGCAGGCGGTGAACAAGGAGAATTTCAGACAGGCGGCGATTTCCGATTACGAAACCGGGCAAGCGGCGAAGAGATGGGGCGCTTAGTATGTCTAAAATCCAGATCGCAAAATATACGATAGCCTCGCTCCTCCGGAAGGAATTCGCGGCGCGGATCCCGACGGACCCTACGAATTTCACCACGACATATTACGATTACGTTACAGCCGCGAATACGACGGTCACGACCGCCCTCCCGAAGATTCGGAACGTCTATACCTATCCCACTTCGCTCGAATCCGAGATACCTTTTGCGGTTATTCAGGACGGCAATATCTCCTTTCCGCAAGATTTACAGCAGGTGGAAGAACAGACGCCGGAACTGGAAATCGGCATCTGGCATCTGAACTTCGACCTCGCGATCCTCGACCGCTGCCTGGAGCTCTACGCCGATATCATCCGCGACGTCTTGCGCGATTACGAGGAGAATCTGCGCAGCAGATTACTACTCAGGAAGCTCACACTCTCCGGAAACCAATTCGGTATGACGGTGAATTCGGAAAACGGCTTCATACGGCCGGTCTATATTTTTCTGAACATACAAACTTTGGAGTATTAAATGGCAGTTTTATCGAACACGAACATCAAAAATTACACGGATAAGCTCGCCGCGATCCTGCTGGAGCTGGACACCGATCTGGGAACAGGTTCGGAAGCGTCCACGCCGTCGGATACGGCGGCGGATCTGCTGGCGGCGGTCCTCGCGCTCGAAGACGAACGCCAGAAAACGGCGCTAACCCTCGGCGCGCGGCATACCGCGTCGCTCTCGAAGGGGAGCCGGAACTACAAGATGGCGTTTCCGCTCTTGAACGCGATTGACCTTCACGTCGGCGGCCTCTCGGATTATGCGCTCGCGCAGGATTTTCGCCTGCACCACAAGATCAAGCAGATTTTCAGCGGAGACCCCAAAATGTTCTTCGCGCCGGAAACCCTGATCGGCAGCTATGCCGTCGTGGACGCCGGGACGAACAGCGGGACGCTGACCCCGGGAACCTCGCTCAACGGGCATTATGGGAAATCCAACCTCGTCGTCAAGGTCGTGAACCAGACCCTCGGCGCGGCGAACCTCGTTCTGACGCTGACCTGCGTAAAACAGGATTTAACGACAGAAACCAAGGTTGTAACCGTCACGGCAAATTCCATCGTCGGCGCGTCGTTCGACGTCGGGACGCATAATACGCACATGTACGTCAACGTCTCCGCGGTTACGTTCACCGGCGGGACGAACGGCGACGACGTGGAAATCCGGAGCGAGCCCGAACGCACCGCAACGCTATAAAGGGAAGGGAAAAATGAGCAAAAAAGACAGATACAAATCTTTCGATGAAACGGAAACCCTCCCCGAGGCTGCGGTTAAACCGCCTTATGAATCAGACGATATTCAGTCTCAGTCGGAAACTGAACCGAAGAAGAAAAAGCCGAACGCGGACTTCTACTGGGACCTCGCGGATACGCGCTACAACATCGGCGACCGGGTTTACCGCGACGGCGAGGTGTTGACCGGCGTAAAAACGGATTCAAACGGAACTCCGAAAGACCCCGCGCTGAAAGCGGCATACGAAAAAAAATATCTGAAAGCGAAGGAGTAAAAAATGGCAATAAACGCATCTGAATTTTTGATAGGCGTTTATAACGTCTATCTGAACCCGACCGTCCCGGCGGACGGCGCGGGCCTCGAAATGGTCGCCGGAGTGCCTACAGGCGGAACGCTGATCGGGATCACGGACGGCGATCTCGCGATCAAAGGAGCTCCGTCAATGGTCGAAATGAAAGGCGTGCAGGGAAACGGAATCCTGAACATATACCAGAGCGATGAGGAATTCGAGGCGAGTTTCTCACTAAAACAGGTACAGGATTTCACGCTCCTAAACCGCGTTCTCATGGGAGCTTCGCCGTTTACGGACGTCGCGCTCACCCCGAATCAATCCATCCTCGGCGTCGGCGGACTGAACGAGATCCCGGCGACGAAGAGAATCCCCTGGGCGTTCGTCACGAAATTGCCCTTCCAGGATGATGATTATTATCTTTATTTCCTGATGTTCGAGGCCTTCGCTTCGAGCGGGCTTGATCTTTCGATCGGCAAAGGAAAGGAATCGGTAATCCCGGTTACCCTGAAGCCGATAACAGATCTGACACGCACGGCCGGACGGCAGATAGCCTTGATCGGCAAAGAGGTCGTAACCCCATGAGCAGCCCGATATCAATATCCGAATTCAGGGAACGGCGCAAGCCGTTCCCTTTCACGACCACCGCAGGGGAAACTTATCATATCAGGGTGATTTCGCTTACCGCAATGATTTCCTCCGGGGCATTTCCTTCGGAATTGATGCGCACGGCGATAAAGATGGCCGGGAAGGCCGCCAGCTCGAAGGAGATTCTCGATGATTCCGCGAATTATATCCGGGTCATGGAGGAGATCATAATCCACGGATCGGCGGAGCCGAAATTCATCAGGGGCGAAGGAACCAAGGACGCGCTCTCGATATCCGAGTTGGACGACGTCACGAAGATCGAGCTGTTCAACGCCATCGAGGGGAATTCCCTCTCAGTGAAAGACCAGGGGGCTGAGATAGACCTCAAACCCTTTCCTGGCGAGTCCGGCGGCGGCGTGGATCGGACAGGCGGCAAGGTATTGGAACCGGAGGCCGTCGGAGATGATCGGCCTGCCGGCGGATCTCCCGACCAGCCTTGATTTCGATATCGCGCTGATGATCCTCTGCAACGGGAAAGAGAAAGAAAACTTGGAAGAACATAAACAGGAAAGACAGACGAATACCGGCGGGACACGAACGGTAAAATTAAGCGATATCTTCGCCTCTTTCCTCGCGAGCGGCAAAAAAACCGCAGGGATGTAAATAATGGCGGCAACAAGCATTTTTGACGTCTTAGTGAAATTCAGCGGGAACTCCGCCGAGGCGGTGGACGCCGTCAAGAAGGTCTCGAAGGCCGAGAGAGAGGCGGCAACCGCGCGGAAGGCGCAGGTCGCGGAGCAGAAGAAAGCCTGGGACACGCTGAAGACCAGCACGGTTGACCTCGTCAAAATCATCCGGAACGCTTCGCTCGCAATCGGCGGGGCGATGCTCGCGATCGCAAAATCGGCCGCGAACTATGGCGACGAGATGCTTGCCATGTCCGAGAAGACCGGCATATCCGTCGAGAACCTTTCCAGATTAGGCTACGCCGCGAAGATCGGCGAGACATCACTGGAAGGATTGACAGGCGGACTCGCGCTTCTATCCCGGAAGATGGCGGACGCCGCCGACGGGAACAAGGCGGCGGCAAAGACATTCACCGATATCGGGATATCGATCAAGAACGCCGACGGCAGTTTGCGCCCCGCGATAGAAGTGATGCTGGATTTTTCGGAGGTCGCAAAGAACAGCAACGACTCCACGCGCCTAACCGCGCAGGCGATGGAACTCTTCGGGAAACGCGGCGCGGAGCTGATCCCGTTCCTGAAGCAGGGCAAGGTGGGGATCAACGAACTGATGAAGGAGGCGGACCGCCTCGGCATCACGCTGGACGAAAAGACGGCACGCGGCGGCGACGCGTTCAACCAAAGCCTCGATAAACTGAACGGAGCTTTGCAAGGCGTCCGAAATACAATCGGAAAAGAAATCCTCCCGATCCTGACGAAATACGTCAGCCAACTCACCGAATGGATCGCCGCAAATAAAGAAATAATCGCGCAGAAAATAAGCGACTTCTTTAAAGGGTTTATCGAGACCGTCAAGAACCTCGTGGAATTCTTCGCGAAGTGGAAGATCGTGATTCTTTCCGTTGTTGCGGCCTTAATTGCGCTCAGTGCGGCGGCAAAGATATCCGCAACGATAACCGCCGTAAAAACGTTGATTCCGGTATTTTCGTCAATCGCTTCCAAGATCGGTCTTTCGGGCGGGATGCTTGCGAAATTCGGAATAGCGGGAATCGCGACAGCCGCAGCAATCTGGGGAATAAATAAAGCTTTCGATTATTTAAATAAACAGCTCGACGAAGCGGAGAAAAGAACCGCCTCGCTCGTTAAAACGCAGAAGAAACAGGAGGACGTTCTCGCGGCCGTGAGCAAGGGACTCGGACGCGAAGCTTGGGGACAGCTGATTAAAGACCTCGACCTCGTCGGAAAATCCAGCACGGAGCGGTTCGGCGCGCTTCAGCAATGGGCAGTACAAAACAAGGCGACGAACAAAGAGGCGGCGCAGGTCTGGAATCTTCTGAATACGGAAATCGGCAAGAACAAAGAGAAGATTGAAAACTCAAATAAAGCCCTGAAAACGATTCCACCGGTAGTAAAGAAAATCTCTCAGGAAACGGAGATTTATAAAGCTTTATTAGACGATATCCAGAAATATACGATCAAGGCTCTCAACGCGGATTTTGAAGCTCATAAGAGAATTCTGGCGGAGGTTCAGGCGGGGACAATCCAGCTTTCCGATGAAGGGGTCAAGAAACTCAAAGATGAATATGCGGAGCTCGGTGCGCAGCTCGGAAAATTAGATGATACAGATTTTCTGAATTATATAAATACATTTATAGAAACACAACCGAAATTTAAAGAGATTACGGTTGATCCATTGACGAATGGGTTATTGGAACAATCGGATCTCTTCGCTGATATTGCCGATGGTGCTGCTGGTGTTGCTGATGAAATCCTTCGATGGACTCCCGGCATCGCCAGGGCATTAGGCGCCCTCGGGCTTATGAACGACGATATGGCGGCTCTTCTCTCCGGTGTTGAGGGGATGGCGACCGGCATTGGAAAGATTGCAACAGGAGATTTGACTGGCATTTTCGACGCCCTTGCCTCATTGCCCGATTTATTAGACGGACTGTTCGAATCCACTCAGGAGGGCTACGTCAAGCAGCTCGGCAAGCAGGGTTTCAACGACGAATACAGCCAGGAACTTCTCGACAAGATGTCCGAGGTCTCGGACGCGATGGGCGACAAGTCCTACGGAATAAAGGCCTACATCGAGGACTTTTTCAAAGAGACGAACATAGACAACGCCGAGGAATTTTCGCGGATGTCCGACCTGCTGAACGAATCCATAGGGGAATACATCGCGCAGGGACATACGGCGGACGAAGCATACGAGAAGTACGGCGACGAGCTGGCGCAACTGACAGATGCGCAGGAAAAATACGGCTTCGAGACGACCGAATCTTTGAGCACGATGATTGCGATTCAGAGGCAGCAGACTAAAGCTGGCAAGGTTGCGGGGCTGACGGACGTCGTCGGCGGAATCGAAAAAATGATCTCCGGCATGGCCGGACAAAATTATTCGCAAGGGTCATGGACATCCGTTTTTGGGATGTTCCAGGACGCGTTCAAACAATTGCAAGGCCAGGGCCTCAGCATGTCCGAGATCCAGGCGATCATCGGGCCGACGATGGAGAAGGCATTAAAGATCGCCGAGGAGCAGGGGATAGACACCTCCTCGATCCAGCAGCTGAAAGATTTTTACGCGAAGATGTCCGGCGCCGGCGGCCTGCTCGATGTCATCTCCGGTCTGAACACCGCCGTAACCGGCCTCGCCGAGACCGGCAGCCTGACGCAGGAAAACATCAACCAGGCGGCGATAACCGCGCAGGAGACCTACGATAAATTAATCGCGCAAGGATTCACGCAGAACGAAGCCCTCGCGCAGATCGGCCCGACGCTCGGCGAGATCTCAAAATCCGCGGAGCAATACGGCTATACGATCCCTGAGGGGATCGCCGAGCTCACAACTCAGGCCGAAGCCATGAACCTCACAGGCGAGAAGCCTTTGGACGAAACTATATCGGACGGCCTTGTCGCCGGCTTCGACCGGGTCGTCGAGGTTATGAAAGGTTTTTATGATTCCGTCCCCCGTTTCGCGCGGGGCGGTTTCGTGGAACAGGCCGAGGGAGAAGAGGGAATCGCCCGGATCCACGGCGGGGAATACGTCCTCGCGGCGGACGCCGTGCGGCGCGCCGGCCAGAACGCGATCGAGACGGTTAACTCTACCGGACTGATGCCCACGAAATACGTCCCTGTCTTCCAGCCTATGGAAACGCAACAGCTGACCAACGAAATCCGGAGAACCAGCGAAGACCTGAAAAACCAGCAGGCGGCATTCCTCGCGGGGTTCGGAAACACGATCGGAAAATCCCTGAAGGAAGGGATCGCCGCGGCGATGCCCGGACCCGGCAAAACGGAAGTGAACGCGAATGTCGCGCTGAACGGAAACTCGATCCTGAGGTTTCTGCAAACGGCGATGAACAACGGCAGCCTGGTTATCAACGCAAACGCCGTCAGGGTGCAATAGATGGAAACCGTAATCACTTTAGTCCGGAACCTGATTCTCGATCTCGAGGACGCCGACCTGACCGCTTCATCGGAAGCGGTGGAATACGAGAAAGACCGCCTGCTCACGCAGACCCCTTCGCGCGCCTGGCGGACCACCGGCGACACGTCCGAGACGATAGACTTTGATTTCGGAGCTCCTGTCGAGATAGATTCCGTCGCGGTGATCGCGCATAACCTTACGGACGGCGCAACCATAACATTGCAGGCCGACGACAACGCGGGCTTCACGACGCCGGAGGAAGAAACGCTTCTATGGAACGCGGACAAGATTGTAAAATTATTCACGGGCAAAACTTATCAATACTGGCGGCTGCTGATCGCGGATGCCGCGAATCCGGATACTTATATTAGAATCGGCAACATCGTTCTTGGCCTGCGCGCCGAACTCTGCGCGCCGCTGCCGCGCGGCTGGCAGCTTACGCCGGTGAACCCCAGCATAATAACCGAGGCGGCCGGAGGACAGGAATACACCCGGCTGAAACAGAAATATCACCGTGTCTCGATTACCTTTTCCGAGACGAACCCGCTCTGTGCTGACGATTACGACGCGGTCAAGGCTCTCCTCGAAGAAGGCGGAGCGGACGAAGCGATCATACTTTCCATCAAACAAGGGACGGATTTATACGACCATAGCTTTTACGGCCGGATAGAAAATTATTCAGACTTCAAGGAGATCACGCCCGCCGGCCACAGAACGTGGGCCTTTGAATTCAGGGAGGCGTTATGACGATTACCCTGAGCCAAGCCCTCGCAAAAACCGACATCCGCCCGCGGGCATTGATCTCAATCGAACCAAGAGCAAAGATCGAGGGATGGTTTTTGACGGGCGGGAAAACATATACTTTCGAAACCGCGTGGACGGAGCGGCGCCCCTCAGCCGTCTCGGAAGACGGAACAGATCTGATTGAAAAAACATCTAATATCGCCGAAGTCGAAGCGACGGACGGTTCCTGGTATTGGGACCGCGCGGCCGGAAAAATTTATGTTCACACATCCGGAGACGATTCCCCTGCGAATTATACGATCCTGCTGGAGACGGTTTACCGCTTCTGCGGGATCAACGCCGGCGCAATCACCTGGGACGGCCACGTATGGGAGCCGTTCATAACCTCCGCTCCGACGATTGCGGACAGTGTTCCCGACCTGTTTTTCAGCCAGGTCAAGACCGAGCAGATTTCTTTTTCGATTCAAAACAGCGAGGGGTATTTCGATATTATCTCCCGGTTATTTTACTGGGAGAACGCGCTCGTGAAAGTCTATTACGGTGTGGCGGATCTGGACTTCACGGATTTCGAGACCGGCTTCATCGGCATCCTAAAGGACCCGGGCTGGGAATTAGACGCAATTTCCTTCTCCGCGTGCGATCTGCGCGCCTGGCTGCAGGAGCAGATCCCGGCGGATGAATATAAACAAGATACCTATCCCGGTCTCGCCGACGCGGACATAGGGAAAGCCATCCCTATCGTTTACGGCCCCTGGTCTTATTTCCCGACGGTGAAGATTTCCGCCTCCCCGCGGAAATACAAGATCGCCGGGCACCGGATCAATGCGCTCACGGCCGTGCGGATCGCCGGCACGCCGACCTCGTCAGCCAATTACACGGCGGACCTGCCTAACGGCGAATTCACGCTGACGATAGACCCTGGCGCGAGCGCGGTTACGGCGGACATCGAGGGCAAACACGACGGCACGAAATACCTGACGACGGGAGTTGACCAGGTGCGGGACCTGCTTAAATATTCGATAATCCCGACAGTTCTGATAAACGATGCATCTTTCACAACCGCGGCCGCGGACAATCCTGCGGTTACCCGGCTTGCCGTGGAAACCAAGACGAACATCTCCGATCTGCTCTCGACGCTCTTTAAAGATCTGTTTCTGCTCTTCTATTTTGATGCTTCGGGCCTGCTCTCAATCAAAGCCTGGAAGCCGGAGATTCCGGCTTCGACGACACGGCTTGAAGAAAGCGATTTAATCACCGAGCCGAAAGCATCGAGCACTACCGAACAGATCTTTTTTAAGGTTGACGTCGCATACGACCAGGATTACGCGGACGATGAACCGCAACATTATATCGCCGAGGATTCCGTTTCGGCTTTGGTCTATCAACGCCAGAAGACAATCACGGTCGAAAGCGCAACCCTGATCGAATACGCGGACGCGCTGAATGCCGCGAGCTATTATCTTTTCGTCTCGAAGTCCAGGTCTCTCAAAATCTCCGCGGCATTCAGTCCGCGCGCCCTGGGGCTGAAGATCGGCGACAAGGTACGCCTGAATTATTCCCGCGCGCCGCACCTTAGCGGCGAACTCGCGGACAGGTATTTCGAGATCACCGGCTACTCCAAAGACCTGAACACCTTCGAGGTGACGCTCGATCTGGATGACATGAAAGGCCTGGGAACCGATCTCTGCATCATCACCGCGGATGATCATCCGAACTGGGCGGCCAGCACCGAGGAGCAGCGGGACGCCTGGGGCTATCTCGGCGACGGCGACGGATTTGTGGACCCCGAATTGAAGAGAAAAAAATACATTATTTAAAGGATTCAGATTATGCCGGATTTTACAACTGCTCTTGGCATTACGGTCGGCGACGCGGCGAAAAAAACAAATTTTGACAAGCTTCTCGATAACACACTATGCAACGGCTACCGGCTGAAAATTCTACATACGATAACCGGCCCAGCGGCCGGCTGGGTCATGAGCACGACCGGATACGTCCCGATCGGACCGAATCTGACGGTCGGGGACTTCTGGGAAAACGGCAGCCGGCTTGTGGGAGCGAATTATCTCCGCTGGGAAATCAGCTATCTTGCCGCCGCCGACTCGGGCGGATATGTCCGGCTTTATAACCTCACGGACGCGGCAGCCGTAGCGAACTCGGAAGTTAACTGTCCCGGATCCGGCGCCGCCTGGGTTTCGATCCAACTGCCGGCGTCGAGTGCAAATTATTTCAGCCTGGTTGCCAACGAAAAAAAATACCAAGTTCAAACCCACGCGCAGGTGGGCGGCAAAAACTTTGCCGTTGGGATGGTTCGGCTGCTCGCTGTAATGCCGATTGTTTAAAGGAGAAAAAATGGCAAAAGAAACGATTAAAATATTAAGCACAAAGGCTACCGATCGGACGATTGAAATCCGTATAGCACTCTTCGACGGAGCCGGACTGCTTCTCACGGACCAGCTTTACGACAGCCTCGAATCGGATGGATTGCAGACGCCAGAACAGATCCTCGCGTTCACGAAGCGGAAGGCGATCCTCTACCTTCAGCGGACAGCGATCCAGACAAATGTCATCGAGGGTAAGATAAAAACCCTGCCCGAAACAATCCAGATCACGCCGGAAGATCTGCTGCTGAAGGATCCGATGACTATTTCAAACGTGCCGGAGAAAGCGAAATGAACAAAAACAACGGCGACGGGAAGAATTACGGACTCCGGAACGGTCTAATGCTTCAGAACCAGGAAAATATGAAAGAAATTATACAGGGAATCGCGGAGATAAAGGGCGATCTGAAAATCCTTGTTGACAACGTGAACGGCACTCAAAAACAGATGGACGGCCATTTGCTCGAGCATAAAGATAAGCCGGAGAAATTTCTTTTTGATATTTTCGCGAAACTTGCCAAAAAGAAATGGGGACTGGCATTCATTGCTATGTTCCTCTGCCTCTTTCCAGTGGCTTTGACTATTCTTATGTTCAAGTTCGGGGTTGAAAAAATTATCGGAATTTTTAAATAGGAGTTCACCAAATGGGAAACCTATCGGAACATTTTAATATCGCGGATTTTTTCACGGAAGGGAAAAAAGCCCAGGATATGGCCAGCTTCCATATACCGGATATTTACCAAAGAATAAAAGATAAATTAGTCAATCCGATTCTTCAGCCGATGCGCTACGCGCTGGGCGCGCCTGTCGTGATTACTTCGGGTTACAGGTCGGACGCCTATAATGCGAGGCTGAAAAACGCCAGCCCGAATTCGGATCACCTCTTCGGCGGACCCGATAAAAGCGCGGTTGATATCCGCGTTCAGAATTTATCCTCGGCCTGGGATTGGCTGAAAAATAACCGGATGAAATTCAGCTACGCCTATATGGACGTTTGCAATCCGGATACTAAAAAACACTGGATTCATATCTCCGGACTAAAGAAAAATTATCCGAGGGTGGGCCGCATGTGGATTCAGGATTCGGACGGGAAGCATTACGAACCGGATTACGATCCCGCCGGCGGCGGAAAGAAGGTGGCTTGATGAAAATTGCAACTCTTTTTGCGATCGCATTATCGCTGTTTATTTTCACAACAGATAAGATTGGGCCATTAATACCTCTCTTGCCCGATAATGATCCGCGCGTGGCCAAAGACTTTATCTACGCCGAGGGTTCGCACTTCTGGCTACGCGGCGAGATATATGCCTTCAAGGGGATCAATTACTATCCGAGCGCGAACAGCTGGCAGCGGATGTGGGAAAACTGGGATGCGGCCGGGATCAATACCGAACTCGCGCTTCTGGAAAACCTCGGCGTCAATACCGTTCGCGTCTTCCTCGATTACAAACTCTTTGAACGCCATCGCTCTTACGGTGATTACAATATCATGCTTATCCGCCTCGATGAACTCCTGCGCATCTGCGACACGCACGGGATGAGGGCGTTGATCACGCCGTTCGTCTGGGGTTCGGGAAACATCGCAACGGACAAGGCGCATATCCGCGCGATTGTCTCAAGATACAAAGACGATCCACGCGTCTTTGGATGGGACATATCGAACGAACTGGATCACGGCTGGATAAATAACCCGAAACTAAGACAATCCATCCAGACATGGGCGGCGGCGATCTTCGCCGAGATCAAGGCGATTGACTCGAATCACCTTGTTACCGCCGGCGATTACGGACATTATCTGGGAAACCGCGACGACCCCTACGGCTCCGGGATTTCGCTCGATCTGTCGCAGATGTCCGTCCCACTGGCAGATCAGGATTTCATCTGCTTTCACTGGTATTCGCATTATTACGCGCTCGATGTTGCGCTTCAGAAATTAAAGCAGGAAACCGGAAAGCCGATAGTCATAGAAGAGATCGGACTGCCGACCGGCGGCAAAGACGGCAAAGGCGTCCCCTGGCATCTGAACGAACAGCAGGTGGCGGATTATTACTATAGCTGGATGAACGTCGCCGCGCAACGCGGGGCGTATATTATGTTTTGGTGTGGTTTTGATTACGTGCCTTTCTTGAGTCCATATCCGCCGGATTCCACAGAGAATTTCTGGGGACTCTATACCACCGATTACCGGCTGAAACCCTCCGGCATAATCTTCCGTGATTTCGAGATAGAAGGCAGAAAGGTTTTAAAAATGCTGAACCTGCCGGCAATAAAGAAGATTGAAAGGAGTGAAATCCATGTGGACAGATAAAGTGAAGGCTGTCGTTACCGTCATAGGCTTTCTTCTACTTTGCTTCTTGGTCTGGCAATGGCAGAAGCCGAAGATCGATCCGGAAGATTATGCGAAGACGCTTGCGGCGAAGCAAGTTGCGGAAGAACAGAACAAGAAATACGAAGCCGAGAAGAAGGCCGGACTCGTGAAGATGGGCGCACTCGAGAAAGACAAGGCGATACTCGCGGAAACGTCCAAAGCCAAAGATAAAAAGATAATCAGCCTTGAAAGATTCAACGATGAATTGCTGAAAGCGAAATGTGCCGAGGCGACAGAGGAAATATCAGCCGCATACGGCAATCTATGGGAGGCGAAGAAAGCCAGCGACGAGATGGGCGCGAATTGCGAATTGAGATTGAACGCGATGACCGATCTATATAAAAAATGCGACACAAAAGAAAAATCCACCTCCGAGCTTCTCGCTATTCAGATTCAGGAAACCAAAGACTGTCAGGAAAAAGGGATGGACGACGGCTGGGGCGTTTATGCCGGCGGCGGATTAGGCGCGATGAGCGTTGACGGCGAGATAAAATCCGGCTGGGTGATCAGCATAAGCATCGGCAAAAGAATTTTGAAACTACCGAGGATATTCTGATGGCAAAGAAAAGAATACCAATATGGAAATATATCGTCTTCGGTGGCCTGATCGCCGGGATATGTGCCCTTCTCTTTTACGGCGGGCTGAACCTTATCGAGGAATATCCAATTGAAATCGGAGGGCTGGGACTTCTTGCTATAGTAAAACTTGCGAAAGAATTAGGGCTGGATTTGAGTTGGTTACTCAAAGACGAAGTAAAAGAAAAGGCGGGCAAGGCGATAATCGCAGCGCAGAAGAAGGGTCTCCGCGAAGGCTTGAAACTCGGGAAAGAGATCGCCGGAGGGATTAAGCATAAATGGGCTGCAAAAAAACTGGCGGAAGAAACCGGTTATAGCAAACTGAAGGCTAACCTGATAATCAAGACCGCTTTCAGAAAGACCAAAAAAGAGAATCCGGAACTCTTCGGAAAGGGCGAGAAATGAACAAGCTAAATTCCGAAGGCTGGCTTGCCGCACTGACAGGCCTGCTCGTAATAGCCTCCGGCGACGCGCTATTTATCCTTAAAGACGGGATCGGGATCCCGAGCGGGATAGTAATGGCACTGGTTATCACCGCGGGCGGATACGTTTTTAAATCTTATTTTCAGGAGAAGAAAAAATGGCATTAAAAGTTCATAAAAGAACGACTACAATAGTCACCGAGGAGATTGATACCGATGTTGGGCCGGCCCCGGATCCAACGCCGGATGATCCGGTTGTTGATCCCGTGATAGTTCCGGACGCCGTCTATCCCGCCGGAGATTATCGTAAGGGCATCGTGATGCCGCAGGGCGGGGATGATTACACGACCGGCAATTTCGGGACGGGCGACTTTGCGCAGCCGACAAGCAAGAGCTCCAACTGGAATTCTAACGGCGACTCACTATTCCCCTATTTCTATAAAAACGCAAAAGGCGTTAATGTTGAGCTGGATTTAGAAATAGCAGAAGCCATCGGCGGACATTATCTGGCGCGCGTGAAAATCAATACATGGCCGGAAGCGATTGACAGCGCTAATCCTATCCGGGCGCGAATCCAACTCGCAAACAGCGTCGGAGTCGCGAACACGGACAGGTTCTGGAACCTGGTCAGCACTAAAACGATTTCAAAGTTTGGCCCGGCAGGCGAGTATTGGCTTGATATTACCGCGAATATGGTTACGCGCGGGTTGCTCACCGTTGGACAGTTCAACGTAAACGGACAGGTGCTGTATCTTTATCTCTGCTCGAAAAACTACTCGAGCGGGAAACTCTGTATAATAACCGACGGAGGCGGAACCTGGCTCCGCAAAGGCACCGCCTGGATAGACGAAGTTTAAAGGAGAAAGAATGCTTTTCCCTTTGCAATCGCCGTCCTTCTCGCGGCATTGGCGGGATCACTAATATTGAATGTTCACCTGGGAAGGCAGCTGACAAAGCGGGATAACTCGATTTCGCGTCTGGAGGCGGCTTTCCATGAAATCATAAGCGAGCAGGAAGCAGAGGAAAGATTCAAGGAAATAGCGAGAAGGGAATTGGATAAAAGATGAAAAGTTTCGGCGGATAATCGGTCTCTTGCCGGCAGAGTTGAAACGCCGGCGCAACCTGAAATTTTAACCCCGATTCCGCCAGGGCCGCTCGCCAGAAGCGGCGCTTATGACCCCGCGCAGACCTCCTTCGCGGGGTTTTTTGCATCAATACGGCCCGGGATCCTGCGGGGTTTTCTCTTGACTCTCCAGAAAAATCAATTAATATGCCCTATTAATCCTATAATGAAATTTTATGATAGGATTGCATTTTGCAAATATGACGATTTGTCTCAATTTTGCCTAAAAGTTGTCTCATTTACAATCATCATACTAATTCTCTTTATGTTTATAACTACAGGATTAATAAGGAACAAACAGTTGAAAAAGATAAAAAATGAAATCGCTTATTTCGACGATGATACTGGTAAATTGGTATTTGTAAATGAAGAGTATAATCAACTCTATAAAAATATAAGGGAGTAAGGGTACAGTTTTTACTTTTTGAATTTAATGCCAGATATATTGTTTTTTCGGAGACGGTGAAAAGCACCGTCTCCGGCAAAAAGACAGAAGCGCTTGAACGGTTAAAGAGGAACAGCGTCAAGGGAAGCGCAGATAATTTCATTATTTGAGCCGGTAACCTATTTTGCCGCCATTTCTATCCGGATTTCAAAAAGCGCCATCATTGCCCTTGAAAACCGGTTTTCACTATTTTTTAACAAACAATTCATAACCGCCTATTGTAATGTCAATATATTCCACTTAAAATCCCATCATATGGAAGGTTAATTTTCTTATCATGTAATATGTATATCACTTTTAAGGGGTGAAAATGGGTTGTTTACTAATTTTAATTTTTTTTGTGCTGGGCACAGTTTTTACACTTTCGGATCGACTACAGTTTGCCTTTGCTCCTTTGTTGAATTTATTCGGACAACATCCTTTTCTAAGCATTACTTTTCTTCTTATTATGCTCCGTGCAATTTCTTTGAAATTCGAAATCTTGACTCCAAAAATAAAAGAACAAAGCGATGAATTTAACACATTTTCCCAGGCGAGTTTTAGAAGATGGGGTATCCCAATTATACATATTGCATCAATGATGTGGATATCTCATTTTATCACTCCTAACCAGAATTTTGAAATAGATTATGTGCGTTGGTTTGATCGACCGGAAGGGAAAGAATATGGACCTAGAACAGGTATATTTACTTATACCGATGAAGCAATGATTGCACTGATTGGAGCCGTCCTTTTATGCGTGTTGTTGATAATAATTGCACCTCGTATCAGTGTATTTTTAAGAAAAAGGTTTTGTTATAAAGCTGAACAAGGATTAAAGATTAAGTCGCTTTTAGAAAGTTGCACAGATTCTAATAGTTGGACAGATAATGAGCTGTTCAGCTATCGAGTAATAGAATCTCTTTCATTTGGAATTGCTTTCTTTTTTCTAATATTAGGTGGAGCTAAGTACAATTATATAATCATTGCCTTTTTTATCACTATTCGCCTTCTTTCACTACCGCTTATAGAATATCTTACTGTAAGATCATTTGTCGCTGTTGATCAAAAATTAACTGAAGTGGAAAAACTCACCGACCAGGCCGTGCTGGCATCTGTGACTAAAAATAATATAGACAAAGACGTTCGAATGGCCGCAGTGGGAAATCCAAATTTTACCGACCAATCTCTCTTAGTCGAGATAGCAAAAAATGATAAAGACATAGATGTTCGCAGAGCCGCTGTGAGAAAAATCACCGATACGGCTCTCCTGACTGAGATTGCCAAAAATGATATCAACTGGGGAGGTAAGGATTGGGCAAAAACGTCGATTATAAAGGACGCTGCAAAAGAGAGACTCGAGGAACTTAAGAAGAAGTAAACAATCCTTTATAGTTCTATTAATGAATTTTCAGAGAAAGATAAAATTAAGTATTAATACCACAATTTTCATGAGATTGAATGTAATAATAACTGCCACAACTGCATTTTTTTAAAAATCCTATTATGGAGAAAAAAGATGAAATCAACCAAAGGTATATTTACTGGAATAAAGAGACTTGACCTTCTTCTATTCATCATAATCTATTCATCATTGTTTGGAAGTATATTTCTAGTTACTTCAAGAAGTTTATTAAAAAGTCACGAAGAAACAAAAAGAGAGTATGATCCAGATCATAGAGAAGTGGCAAGAGACAGTGAGGCAGCAAGGCGAGGTTATGCGTATGTAGGAGAGGGGGAAGCAGTATGGTATGAGAAAGAAATAATAGTTGGTGCTCCAAATCCGGAACTAGCAAAAATCACTTCCACTATCGGTTTTTGTTTTTTTGGCCTTGGGATACTGTTTGTGTTGATAGGAGTATTTTTCTTTGATTACCGCACATTATTTGGTACTAAATCTTTATTATCATCTATTTTATCAGGAGGCGGTTTCATTCTTTATTTTGGATTAATAGGTTTATTACCAGGATGGATAATCAGCATTAGTATCAGAGGGGTAGCGGACGACTATACAGATGCATCATATCTTGCAGTACTAGGATTTCTATGTTGTTGTATACCTGTAGGTAAATGGCTTTATGATGTACGCAAGAAAAAAAAAGATCAGCCTTTTCAAAAGCTAACTGAAGTGGGAAGTCTTACCGATCAGGCTTCCCTGACATATGTAGCCAAGAATGATAAAGATAAAGATATACGTCGGGCCGCAGTGAATAGACTTACCGACACAGACGCCCTGGCACATGTAGCCAAGAATGATAAAAACTGGCGTGTTCGCGAATCCGCAGTAATAAAACTCACCGACAAAGCTCTCCTGGCTGATATCGCCTGGAATGATAAAGAATATTATGTGCGCAACGCCGCGGAAGAGAGACTCGAGGATCTTAAGAAGAAATAAACAATCGTTTGCGGTTCTCATTAATGAATATTTATAAACAATTAATAAAATGGCGGCTCATCGCAATCTCCCTTTTGTCCGTTGCCTTTGTGCCGCTTTTTGTATTGGCGGCGGGGGAGATAACGGTCCATGTCAGTGATGAAGATCGGTCCGCCATTGAAAGGCACATCCGTCGTTTGGGTTCGAAAGAGAGAGGGGAGCGCGCCGATGCTATTAATCAATTGGTCCGTTATGACAGGAGAGCCCTCCCCAATGTGCTTGACGCGTTACGCAATCCCGATACGCTCGTTCGGTATGGTGCCGTGGACGTCCTGATCAGTTAGGCGTATTTAGATGACACGAAAAGAATCCTGGAGGCTTTCGGCAAAGAAAAATCTTTTAACGTTAAAATACGCTACGTCAATTTGTTCTCTAATGTGGGGATCAATGAGCTCCTGGTCAGGGACGCGCTCATCAAAACGATGAAAGAAGAGAAGGATGAAAGAGTCAGAGCCGAAACCGCAATAGCTCTGGTTCGATTCAGCAGCGAAGAGGTCGAGACTGCCCTGATGGATGCCTTGTTGGGCTCCTGTATAGCTAAGCTTCTTTCCGTTCATTCTTGATGAATTCTTTGGTGGTGTCAAACGGTCTTTTTCCCATGTTTCTATAACCCTGATGTGATCTTTCATAGTTATAAAACTTCAGCCATTTATTCAAATCAGTTTGCAGAGTTTCGACAGATTCGTAGTATTTGGACCTGAAAACCGGCCTGAAGAATTCATCAAGAACCGTCCTGTTGAACCTCTCGGCGAATCCATTTCTCTGAGGTCTCTTAACGCGCGTCGTTCGGTGCTCGATATCATTGAGAGCCAGGTATATTTCGTAAGGGTTGGTGTCCTTACCGCAGTACTCCCTTCCATTATCGGTAAGAACGGTTTTCACTTCGATGCTCCAAGCCTTGTATTGCGGCAGAACATCGTTATGCAGGATCGCGGCCGAATGTTCAGGGATTTTACCGGTATGCAGGTAACCGAATGCGTAGGAACCGTAGGTGTCTACAACCACCTGGAAGTAAACCTTGCCGACCCTCTTCAATGTGCCGACGAGAAAGGTATCCTGGCTGAGAAGCTCACCTGGCATGGAGCTCTCGATGCGCCGTTCCTTGAAGCAAGGGTTATATTTTTCAATAGCTTGCACCTGGGCACCGGTCAACTCGATCTTTTCAGTGTGCGCCTTCTCCTCGAGTTTCAACAACCTTTCGTAGCGTTTGCCCATCCCTTTCTTGATAAGGATACTCTGTACAGTAGGCGCCGAGACGGAGATGCCTTCCAGTTTGAGTTGATTGCTCAGGCGTGTGCAACCCCACATCGGGTTCTGAAGAGATAATTCGATAAGCCGGGTTACGTGCTCGTCCGGAGTTGTCATGGGGTGGGAATGATGAATAGGCGGTAAATCCTTCAGGCCTTCGATTCCGTGCGTCTGGAAACGGCGCTTGTATTCGTAGAACTGAGACCTGGCAATCCCGCGATGACGGCAGGCTTCAGCAACGTTTCCCAGGGCTGCAGCCAATTCCAGGACACTGAGGCGATTATTGATTAATTTCTTTTCTGAGGTCGTCATGCTCCTTCCTCCGCTTGGATTGTTAATGCTTTTTGTTGTTGGAACTCCGCTCCGGCGCAGCCTGTCCTCCGCGAAAGCGGGGGGCCTCCGCTTCGTTCCAACAACCGATTCTAACACTTTCAAATAAGCTCTGGAAGAAGACTAGCTGTACACTTATATTATCAGGGTCAGCAGTAGTTAAACGTCTTCACGATCTGGACATGCCAGATTGGTATTGGTGGCTCCAATTGATCCCAATTTATGGGCAATATCTTGGTTTGGTTCTCGTATTCAAAAAAGGAACAGATGGTCCAAATAGATTTGGTCCAGATCCATTGCAAACATTGCTAGACAGCCATCAGTCAGCGTCTTCGGTTTCAAAGAAGGATGGTTTAATCCCTGAAAATGGTATAAATTACAAGAGAAGTACGGATATGCTTTTTGTTGGAAATGTTGAATGACTGATAACATGCTTAATCTGTATTGTATTGAAAATGGTGATTTATATGCTCATCCTATGTGAGCGTGCAAAAGCAATTACAAATGAATTCATAGGAGTGAAATAATGCCTACAATACAAGAGTTAACCGCCGAGAAGCTGCGATGAGTCCGATCCTGGCTCCCCGCCGAACAGACCCTGCAATCCGGCGAATCCGCCCTGTATGCCGGACATCAGGCCGAGGCCGTTGACTTTCTCCCCTTCGAACGCTTTGAAGATACCTGCCACGCCTTCCGTCAGCGTCCCCGCCGAACCAATGGCTTTCCCGATATTTTCATCCACATTCATAAAAGCAGTAGTGAAATGATGTCCGTATAAAGAAAAAAATATCGCAAAAATGCCCGGAAAGGCTTTCGAAGCATCGCCGGGCATCAGTATTTATTATCTCGACCAAATACAGTTTAAAGTCAAACTGGACATCGCAGCAAGGCTGCCGCTCCTGCACGATACAAGAAAGAGCGTCATTCCGGTTTCGGGGTTTTCTTTCCTTTCTTGAGGTTTAAACCCTTGAAGTGATCCGGGAATTCGTCCGCTATGCTTTCGCCGTATTTTTCGATCAATTCGCCAGCTTTCTTTTTGCGGAGGTCTTCCGTCTCATCGGACAGCCGTTTCACTTTTTCCTCGTCAACCCTCTCCGCCTCGCAGACGAAGACCATCCCCTTGCGGAGCCAGTCATAATGCCGCCTCACCGGCAGCCAAACGAGTTCGCCGGACGATTTTCTGTAAACGCCGTGCCGGTCGCTTGAGATCAATCTTTCAATTTCGATATCCGTCATTGTGATTATCCCCAATTGTTTTATGCAAAACGGCGTCCCCCCTTTGACGGAGGAACGCCGGCAGCAACGGCTGCATATTATTAAGTCGTCGAATTCGAATACAGGTTCACTCCCGCTCCGCCGATCCCATCGGAGGCCGAGCCGCCGCGGTATTCCGCTTCGCCCCAAACCCCGATGCCTATCACCTCGAAAGCCCGGAGAGACGCGTCCCGCTGGACTTCAATCGCCGGGATTTCACCCTTGAAGGCGAACGCTAGAGCCTCTGGATTGAAGACAGCGCCGGAATAGACCGTATTGCCGCTAACGGTGGCTGTCGAAACGTTGCCGGTGATATATATATCAACCCCGTGCAGCCTGCCGACCCTGCCGGTCTTTATCACCTCCTGGCCAACATCGCCGAAGGTATTATATGACGCGAGAGAACCGATGAGGTCCCCCCATTGCTTCGGATGCAGGACGGCGAAATAGGGCCGCGGGATGTTGTTCTTCTCGAGAGTTATCACAGCCTGCTGAAATAAAGATACAGTCAGGCTGCCGTCATCGTCCCCGGCGGTGGAATTGAAACCACTGAAAAGCGCGGTGATGTCCTTGTCAACTCGCTCCGCCATCGCCTTGCCGAGCTGGATGCCGCGCACCCTCGCCATATCGAGCGTCGCCGCCTCTTCCGCAAGGTCGGTCACCATCAGCCGGACGACATGCTCCGTGACAATGACGTCCACCGAATTGCCCGTGTCAATGGCCTGTGCCGTAGTGTAATCGGTTCCTTCCGAAACCGGCTCGGCCACAAGCCTGTTGAAGATGGGGAAGCGAGCTGTCAGGGTGGGTTTTCCGCTTAAGTCCGCGCGGGTTACGAGAGGCGGCATCACTGCCACAGCCTGGTATGCGTAAGCGGCGGCCTGGTATGCTTCCCTCTGGATTATCTCCGTCAGGGTTGTGGTTGTGCTTTCATTTGCCATAGTATTTTCATTCTCCTTGTATATTTGATTAAATTGCCTTGTCGGCCGTTAAACCGAACTCCTTCACGAAACCGGGTTCAGCGGCATTATTCCCCGTCTTTTCAGCTCCTGTTCATATGCCCGCTTGACCCGGGGATCGGAAAAATCGCTGATGGACTGCGCCGGATGAACGACGGTTTCTGATTTGACGGCGCCGGAACCGGGCTTCGATTCAAAGCGGATAAGGTGCGGTTTATTCTCCGCAAGCTTCTTCACAGCCACCGCTATAAACCTGTCAACCTCGTTCTCTTTGATCCGCTTGCCTTTGAAATGAAACTCATTCCCGGCAAAATTGAAATTTTCCTTGAGGTGCAGGACAGCCTCGTCCGGCTCGATAAAACCGCTTTTAAAGGCGACGTCCTTGATCCCTGCCAGTATTTTCAATCCAGCGATCTCTCCGCGGCTGCGCTCGATTTCACCCTCATACTCGGCTTTCAGCCTTGAGATGTCCTCCTCCAGCCTGCGAATCCTCTCCTCATTATTTTCCCTCGTCTTATCGGGAGCGCCATCGCCGGATTCTGTTGCTGTGCTTTTATCTCCACCAGAATCCCTTGAATCCTCCGCCAAAACCGGATCGGGTTCACTATCGGAGACATCAGGATTGATTTCTCCCATGACCCCGGAAGAATCATCCTCGGCGGATCTGTCCGGCTCATTCTGCCGGTCTCTATCGGCTATTGCGCCGCGATCATCAATAAGGACCGCCGCGGAACCGCCCTCTTCTTTATTTTTATTAGATATATCCAT